TCTGCCGCGCGTCCTTGGTGGCCTTGGCCTCGGCGTCGTACAGGTCGCTGATCTGCTTGCGCAGGGCCTGGATGCGCGGGTCGTCCTCGGTCAGGCCCTGCTGGAACATGCCATTGGGCAAGAATCGCCCGCCCTTGAGCTGGTCGATCTGCTCCTGCAGCGCTTGCGCCTGGTCGCCGCGGGACTTCTCGCGGCCCACGTCGAGCATGGCGTCCCAGGCGGCCTTGGCCGCGCCGGCGACACTGTTCCACGCGCGCTCCATCAGGCCGGCGTTCTGCTGGACCTCCTTGGCGCGCTGGCTCAGGGCCTCGGACCGGGCCTTCATGGCCACCGTCGAGGCTTCCTCGACGTTTCCGGCGTCCTGCAGCGCCTTGATGCGCTCGTAGGTGGCCTCGGTCAGGAAGTGCTCGCTCTCGTTGAGCTTGAGCACGGCCTTGACCGGCTCGTCCTGCAACGAGGCGAACTGCTTGATCGTCTCGGCGGTGGACTGGCCGGTAAGCTTGGCCATGTCCAGCGCGGCCTGCCCCACCAGGCCAAGCTGCTGGCCGGTGAACTTGCCGGACGCGGCAACCTCGGCCAATGCCTTGGCCGCGTCATGCTGGGTCGTCGACCCTGTGGCCATGGCCTCGGCCATGTCTTTCAGATGCCCGGCCGTCACGCCGGCGTAGTCGCCGGTGACGATCAGCGACTTGTTGTAGGCGTCGGTTTCCTCGCGGCCCTTCACCGCGGCCACGACGAACGCGCCCAACGCCACCGCAGCACCTGCGATGGCCGCGCCAACCCCCGTGAAGGCGGCGGACAGCAGCCCGGAGGAGTTGGCCAGCGTGGCGGCGGTCTGCTCGAAGCGGCCCCAGTTGCCGTTGGCAACGTCGCTCACCAGGCGCCCAAGCTCACGCCGGGCGAAGGAGTTGTTGAGCGTGAACTTTTCGACCGCGTGGCTGGCGCTGGTGACCTTGGCCCGCGCCTCGTCGATGGCGTTGCTGTAGGTCTTGAAGTCGTCGGCGCTGAGCATGCCAGACTTCTTGAACGCGGCCAGCTTCGCCTGCTGCTTGTCCAGGCGATCCAGCGCCGCAACGGTGGGGTCGATCTGGCCAATGAGCTTGGCGAGATCGTTTGCCTGCTGGCGGTACTGCGGGCTGTTGTACCGCTTGGCCGCGTCGGCATTGGCGCGGCTGAGCTTGTCCGTGGATGCGGCCGCCTTGTCGCCGCTGACGGCCAGCTTGTCCAGGTCGGCCTGGGCCTGCTGCACGCCATCGGTCGTAACCTTGATGCCAAGGCTTGCGATGTCGGTCACTTGGATTCGCCCATGGTTCGCAGCGCCTCCCCTTCCAGGACGCGCAGGCATTCGAAGGTGTCGGTCCACAACGCGCGGGGCACGGCAAGCAGCCGAAAGACCGACGGCAACGCGCTGTAATCCAGCCCGGTGGCGCCCATCGCGCCAGTTCGCCATTGCGTGGACATGGCGATGAACACGTTCACGGCCGTGACGTTGTCCGGCCAGAGTTCGACGGCATCATCAAGATCCGAGGCCACCAGACCGAAGGCGGATAACTCCGCCTCGGTCGGTGGTGCCTCGTACAGCTTGCGTGCCGCCGAGATCAGTTTTTTGTGCGAGCCCCGCGCAGCTCGGTGAGGTAGGTGTTCACGATCGCGAACCCCGCGCCAGCGTAGTTCTGGCACAGCCGCTCGATGTTCGCGTCGTTGAACTCGTCGTCCAGGTCCCAGCCCAGCGCCACGGCGTTGATCGTGGCGACGTCGCCGGCGTTCTTGTCCTCGTCCAGCCACGCGAGCACCTGCTCGCGGGTGCGGTGCTTGAACGTGAACACCACCGGCGCATCCGGGCCGCCAGGCACCGGGATGAGCACCGGTGCCTTGAAGGTCGGGTCGGGAGTGAGCTTGAGCTTCGGCATGTCCTACCTCAGCTCGCGTAGCGCACGGGCTCGGCCAGCAGCGACAGCGTCACCTGGCAGGCCATGATCTGGTTCACGGTCAGCGACGGCGTGCGGTTGAGGCTGATGTAGGCGTTGTAGAGGATCTTCGAGCCGCTCGGGAGCGAGACCGTCACGGCGCGCGGCAGGCGATCGTCGTTCGCGGCGGACGCCAGGATGTAGCCGGGCTGCGTGGCATCGTCGGCGACCTCGAAGGTCAGGCCGGCCGCGCTCTTGATCGTCGGGATGCGCTTCTGCATCTCCGATTCCAGGAACTGGTAGTCGACGAACTGCTGCACGCCGCCATCGGTAGTGGAGGTCAGGATCTGCGACAGCTGGGTCGTGCCGGTGATCTTTCTCACCGAGCCCGCGCCGCCGGCGGCCGGATAGATCGACGTGCTGGAGGTGTCGTAGCCTTCGAGCTCGAAGGTGTCGGTGGTGACGCCGGCCACGCGCACGATCTTGTTGGTCAGGCGCGACCAGCCGGAGGTGACCTCGACCAGGTCGCCGTTGGCCAGGCCGTGACCGACCGCCGAGACGACGCCGGGGTTGGCATTGGAGATGCCGGTGACGGTGATCGGCGAGCCGTAGCCGGAGGCGATGGCGACAAGCGCGCCATTGGGGACGGAAACTGCCATGGTGGAGTCCTCGTGGTGAGAGACGCCCGGCGAGCGGGCATAAAAAAAGCCCCTTGCGGGGCCGGGCATCGGCGCTGGTGCGCGGGTTACGTGTCCGCCCGGTACTGGAACGAGACGGGCACGACGTAGTTGGTCGCGTCCTGTCCGCCCTGGGCGGCAGTGACGGGGGTCATGATCTGCAGCGTCAGGCCGGGAACGGTCAGGCGCTGGTTGAGCGGGAACAGCGCGGCCAGCTCGTCGGCAATGCTCTCGGCGGCGCCGGCGCCCGCATTGATCGGGCTGTAGACGCTCACCTGGTACACGCCGCGGAAGCTTCGATGTGCGCCAGCCAGGTCCGCGCTGGTCGTCATGGCCGGCAGCAGGAAGGCGCGCAGGTACGGGCCGGCTGGTGGCGTGAACGGCACGTTTTCCCAGGCGACCGGAAGCGCTGGCGTACGCGCTGCAGACCATGCCGCCAGCTGCGTTTCGATGGCTCGCCGGCACAGCTTGTTGCTCACTTGGGAAGCTCCGCTGCAGCCCTGTCGACGAACGCCTGGAAGTCGGCCACGCTCACCCGGACCATGCCCGCCGGTGCCTGCACGCCGCTGTGGCCGTACTCGATCGGCAGCGCGTAGGGCAGCGAGTTGGTCATGTAGATGTCCTGCGTGCCGTCGGCGCCGTTGATGACGGTCGTGCCGGCGGCAATCGTGGACGAACCGTCCTTGTCGATCGCGTTCGTGGTCGTCAGGTCTGGCGCGCTGATGGACACGGTCCAGTTGGCGCGCAGCCGGCCGCCTACGTAGCCCTTGGGGGCCTTCTTGTTCTTCCACAGGTCGGGATTGCCGACCGGCGTGCGCATCACCGTGGCAGTCAGCAGGTCGATGGACACCCGCCGCACCACTGAGCGCGCTTGCTCCGGCGCCTTCTTAGCGAAAGCGGCGAGCGACAGCGCGAAGGTTTCGCTACTGGCCACGGAGCTGCGCTTCGAACAGCACCGGCACGCCGGCCGGGGAGACTGGCTTCACAGCGACCACGGTGTAGTCGATGCCCTGCCAGGACAGCACGTCGCCCTGCTTGGGCTCGACGCCCGGCACGCAAAACGCCTGCTGGTCGCCCTGCAGGATCAGCGAGCCGTCGATGTACTTCTGCGGGTAGGCGAACACCGCCGCCGTGGTCGACAGGCTGGTGATCGTCGGCTGCATCATGCCCGTCGCGGGGTCGTAGGCGGCCGCGCCGGTGCGCTTGAGCGTGCAGGCCGCGCCGAACCTCTGCAGCAGGCGCGTGGCCGTTGCGGCGGTGGTCGGGTAGGTGAAAGCGGTCACGCCCGCACCACATCGAGCGCGCCGCGCCCCTTCAGGTATGGCGCCAGGATCGCATCGACCGCGGCATAGCGCGGCGCCTGGCGCGCACCCGGTGCGTACTCGACGCTGATCGGGCCGACCGTCTCGCGCAGCACCTGCGTGCCGAGGTCGGGTGACAGCGGCGCCACCGTCGAACGCACGGCCAGTTCCGCGCAGGCGCTCTTCACCTCCGGCGGGATGACGTTCTGCGGCACATAGGAGGGCACGGAGCGGTAGCCGCTGGGGGCATCCACCAGGGCAACCCACGCACGCGGCCAGTCCAGCGCCTGCGTGCCGGTGACACGCATGCCGGTCCAGTGCAGCCGGTAGGTCTGGCGCATGTAGTCGGTCGCCGCGCGCAGCGCCTGCTCCTTCGCCGCCGTGTCCAGCGCCGCCCAGGTGGCGTTGCCGCGGTTGGTGAAGTAGGTGTCGGCGTCCG